GCCGCCCTTGGCCTGGAGCTTACGGACCTTGGAGTAGAGGTTGCCATATCTTTTGCGGACCGTGTTTATGACTTCTCTCATCACGGTGATAGGAATAGCTGCGCCTTCGTCCTCGGTGTTTATTGCCGTTCCTCTCAGCTCCGCAGGAATAGGCGTGCCGTTCTGAATGTAGTTCATAAATGCCTGCCTGTATTCCATTGTTCCGGTCGGCTCTTCTGCTCTCTGCGCTGATGTCGCTACGACGTGGCCGTTCACAATGTTTGCGTTCACAGTCTGAGCCTGTGCCGGAGCTTCGGAACGGGTGTCGGTTCCCTCTTCCTCGAGTGCATCAAGCTGCTCCTGAATGTCTGCCATGTCGTTGTTGATCTCCTCGATCTGAGCTGTCAGGCTTCTTACCTCTGCGATATCCTCGCTTGCCTTAGCTCTCTCTGCAAGTGACTTCTTCTTCTCGTTCAGTCTCTGCATTCTTTTCATCAGATACTTTTTCATTTCTTTTCCTCCTTAAAGTACGCTTATTTTCATTTTCAAGAGTTCAAGTTCTCTTGTTTCGGTTTCGGTCGATGCCGTTTTCGCTCTTGCACTCTCCAGTGCAGCCCTTGCGCTCTCCAGCGTTTCTGAGCTTCGAGCATTTATGCTTGTCGAGTCGTAAGCAGGGAATGTCACTGCGCTTACTTCTACGATAGAGCCGATTTTTACGATATGCCTTGTCGGGTGATCGCTTTCGAGGTTCTCCCAGCGTTCCTCATCGACGGAGAACATGAAGCTCATGCCCGTGACATCTCCACGCTGGACTGCGCTATAAAGCGCCCTTGCCTGCGCATTGTTTTCAATGTCGACATTCGCAGCGATTCTAAGCCCCTCACCGTCAGGGGTAAGCTGCATAGTGCTGTTGCCGTTGTTCCTCCTTGACCGTGCAAGAGGGATGTTCGATATATCGTGATTTACGAGGAAGCGAACGTCTGTCATATCTGCGCCGTCAAGTGCGCCGCTGTCTATGATCTCATCGAAATAGCCTCCTATATTTGTTCGTGAATTATAAACGATAGGCCTGCCCGTGATGATGCCGTCCTGTTCTCCCTCTGCTCTTACCTCGCAGAGATATGAACGCTTTTCAAGTTTCGTCTTTCCTTTCATTATCATTTTCTCGCCCCCTTACGTTCCCGTTTCCTGCTTCCATTCGCCCGATGAATTCAGGGCGTAGAGGTTTCCTGTTGAGATGTCAAGGGCTATCGAACCCTTGTCGATGTCCACGCCGTCAAGCGTAGTGGCGAGGTCTGCTGCTGTGTCAGCATAGAATTCGCCGTACAGCTTGCCTTCGTTAGTTGTGAATTGTGAATTCGGTTTCAGCCAGAACATCAAATATCCTCCTTTTCTTCATCGACTATATCAATATTTTCTTTTCCTGTCTGATAAAGTGCTGCTTTATCAGCATCAATCCAGTTCAAGCTCATAAAGCGCTTGCCCTCCAGCTCTTCAAGAGGTCTGAGTCCGAGCCATCGGCGATATTCGTTCACATAGCCACCGCCCTGCGGAGCGAGGGTGTTTATAAGCTCGAGCCTTTGAGTGATCGTCATGAACGTGAGCTCTTCAGTGTAGAAATTGACTTCATTTCCGAAGGCTCTTTCCCTGCTCGTGAACATCTTCTTCGTGAATCCCTGAGTCAGCTTGATGACAAGCGGCTCTATTGCCTGCGAGTAGAATGCTTCGTACTGTTCCTTGGTGTAGTCGCCGTTCAGTATCGCCAGCGATACGCCGTATGTCCTCAGTATCTTTTCATCAATGAATTTCAGTGTGCTTTCATCCACCGAATGCGTGCGCCTTTCCAGCGGCGTGAATTCCGACTTCATATCTATCGGCAATATTCCGCTTTCGGACTTGCTCAGCTTGCGCTCGAAGTTTTTTAAATTCTCTTGCAGGATGCCGTCGTCAAGGTACGAATTGTATTTCAGCACTCCATTCACTGCGTAGCTTGCGTTCATACTCTTTGCCACGCCTTGCAGGAGCTGTTCGTTCAGCTGCACAGTCTTCATCAGTGCGATGTTGTCGGGCATTCCCATTTCATTGCCGCCCATGTAGTCGTTGATGCTGTACTGCGTGCGAATATGGATCACATTGTCATACGGGATTGTGGTGTTCGAGCCGTTGAGAAAATAAAACTTGACAAATAGCCGTCCGCTCAGGTCCTCGATGAAATCGACCTGCGCAGGGCGTATCGGATAGAGCGCCTGATATTCTCGCCGTTCGTCCCCGTCCTCCGTCCACGTCTTGTATACCGGCAGAATGAACGCATTGCAGTTCAGCATCAGCAGCCAAGCGATCTTCTCGAGGAAGTCCGATGTTGTCATCAAAGGATTCGGGTTGTCGAGCACTCGCTGGACACTCGAGCTTTTTACCGGAATACTATCCGAGCCGATGTTCCTGACGTGCGTAGGGTTCAGCTTTACAAGCTCGTCTACTATTCGCTTTATAGCCTGCCTTACCGCATCGAACGCATAGACGTTCGTTCCCATCTGTGAGAATATCGGCATATATCCGCTCAGGCTTGAAGCCGGTCTGCTGTCCTTAGGCTGCCTGTGGAATAGTTTGTCGAAAAGTCCCGTTGTCATTACCTCCTTTATGCTGCGATATATCTTTGAAACTCGGTTTGAAATCTTTGTAGAGTGGCGTAGAGGATTATAAGCGTCACAGCGCCGTCAATCCTCTTGCTGTGCTGTCCTTTCGGCTTCACGCACATACAGCGGCCGAGGTTGTCGACCTGAATGCAGGCATTTGAAAAACACCATTTATCCACGGGGTGCAGGCCGTAGTTCAAAGCCTGCTTCTTGAAATCTGCTTCCACCCACTTCATCGGCGTGCTCATCACAGCCGCCGACTGCTGGATCAGCTCTGTCGGTATCCCGTAGTCGTCCATACGGTTGAGAAAGTCCTTGCTGAATCGCTGGTCGTATCCGCAGACAAGCACCTTGATGCCGTATCTTTCTTTCAGGCTATACAGCCAGTCGGCGACCTGAGTATTGTCAAGCATAGTTCCCTCGGTGATTGTGAGGTGTCCGTCTTTCGCCCAGTTCTGATATTCTGCGCCTGCGGCCTTATCGCTGCTGTCGGTCAGCTTGCTTTCCGGCAGCCAATAGTGCGAGTATATGTATTTCGTGCTGTCACCCTCTCGCATGAACAGCAGCTTGCAGTTCGTGAGGTCGGTCGTTTCCGCAAGGTCCACAGCTGCAAGGCAGTAGCACCCTCGCCATTCTTCGAGGTCAACGATTCTCTGCTCGTAAGCATAGTCACTCTCGCCGAGCCAGCCCTGAGCGCTGTTCTGCTTGATGTTGAAATCCTTGCAGAGCAAATGAATTCGTGCGCCCTTGTCGGTTTTTGCTATCTCTATATCACGGCGGAGCTTGTCCACCTTTTTCACGCCGTATCTTATCGACGGGTTCGACTTCTCCCAGCTCGACTCGTCCTGCCACACCTCAGCTTCATTATCTTGCTCATAGAGGAACGGCAGGAATCTATTATCATCGCTTATCCCGTCTATCACTTCCTTAGCGTGTGCTATCTTCTTGTCAAGATATCCTTCTGAAACGAACCCCTGCGTTGTGCAGTTCAAAAATAACGGTTCGTCCTTGCTTGACATTCCACGCCAGCACGCTTCTGCTATTTCTTCGTCAGCCATGTCGTGACTCTCATCAAGATAGGTCTTCGAGATGTTGAAGCCGTCTTTCGCCTTGGTCTTGCTGGACAGGCGAAATATCTTGATGTTCTTCACCGTGTTCCTGATGATCGTCAGGTTCTGCCCCGATACCACTTTCTTCGGATCGAGCCTTTGACGCATTCCGCCTATCTCGTCCCATATCAGCTTCGCTTGTCGGTCATCGTTCGATGCGCAGCAGATAGTTGTTCCGCCTGCTCCGACAAATAGGTCGGTCGTTCCGTCTGCCGAGAACATTGTGGATTTACCGTTTTTTCGCCCTATCTCCACGAGGGCTTCGACAAAGCGCCGGAGTCCCGTGCTTTTCATCTTGAAGCTGTAAAGCGCTTCCCAGAATGCTTTCTGCCACGGCATCAGCTTAATAGGCTTCATATAGTACGGTTCTTCGTCTTGTAAGCATAGCGCTTCCTGGAACTTAAACCGCTTGTGCGCTTCCGTAGTGTCATAGATGTATGCAGGATCTTTCAAGTCTTCGCAAAGGTTGTCGACTTCTTTTTCGATCCACTCGCCCACCACGACCTCACGGGCCTTTATCATTCTTTGGTATTCTTCCAACCACGTCATAGCTGGAACTCCTCGAGCTTGCTTATAAGCTCGTCCGCTGCGCTGGTGTCGCTCCTGTTTATCGCAGTCAGTATCACCTTGACGGCGTTCAAGTAGCTTTGCATTGTTTCCTTATACTGCTTGCCTGCCGGCGTGACTTCCTGCCGTGCTGGGTTCTTCGGGTGAACTCTGATATGCGGCAGCTTCCGCAAGTCCGCCAGCTTATCCTCCATAAAGGCGATATCTATAAGAAGCGGCTGAACTATCGCCTGCTGCTCTTCGCTCAGCTTGCTTGCTATCTGTTTAAGTTCGTCAATCCTCATATTTACCCCTTTTTTCAGGTCTTTACCCGTTTTTCAGGGCTTTTCTGTTGTTTTCGGCTTAAATGAATGATTTTGATATTTTTTTCAAAACGATTTTCAAAAATCTCATTTTTGTGGTCTGTGTTAAAAAGAGGGGGGCAACACAGTTTGAATCGAGCTGTTGCCGTTTCGCTTACGGGGGGGATCACGCCTGATATTTTTCAAACCACTCGTCAATGTATTTTTTCCATTGTTCGTGATCACGCTCTTTGTCGTTTGATAAACGTTCAAGGCACGTCTGCTTGTCGGTGTCAATGTATATCGGCTCAGCGCCCAGCTCCTGAAGATCTCGCTCACGCTGTCCTTTGTGCGATCCGCCTGTTATGACAAATGCACGCTGCCATTTCCCTTGCCGCATTCGTGCCATATCATAGATGCACTTATACGCTTGAAATGCACATACTTTTAGCGCATCAGGCTTGTAGTAGCGCTTGCCTGTAAGCGCTTGCCATACTGCATCAATATCGACTATCAGATCGCTGTTGCCTTTGTGAGAATTCACGAAGCTGTTCTTTCCTGCGCACGGTGCGCCGTAGACGTAGTAGACTTTCTTTCCCTGTGCATACCCAAAGCGTGCGTGTATCTCGTTATGAGCATCAAGCGACACAAGCATTATGTTCTCGGGGTTCAGCGAAATGCTGTAATCGTTCACATTCTGCAAGGTCAGCTCGGTCTTGTGATGCGCTATGACCTCGTAGCTGTGAAGCAAAGGCTGTCCGCTATGCTCACAGCGAAGGATACCGTCAGCGCCCGTCCGCTCAAAGATTAGCTGCGCTCTGAGTTCTCGCCATTCTTTGCTTGAATAAAATTCGGATAATGATTTAAACATCACATTTTCTCCAAGTCGAGATCAAAATTATTCGCTTCTGCAATCGTCTTCTTCAGCTCAAGTTCTTGCTTTTTAAGTTCAAGGTTTTGTGGGTTTTCAGACCAGTTTTCCTTGTCGTAGTTTTTCAGGCAGAGGTTTATCGCTGCCACATCAGGCAGGATAGTCTTTTTGATTTCGATCGTTTCTTTCTGCTCTTTGCCGTCAACTATCTTGGTGATCGTTTTTACGTCGGTATACTGGCCGCCAAGAGCACGTTCGACTAACTTCCCCCGAAGGTTTGAAATCAGCTGCTGTTTTCCCTCTTTGCAGATGTCCGATAATTCAGAATATTGTTTTTTCCAGCGGTAGAATGTATCAGCTGAAATACCAAGCCATTTTATGACCTGTCTTTCGGTTGCGCCCTGCTCGAGCATACTTTTGATATTTTTTTTATTAAGAAGTATCTTTTTTTCGTAAAGAGATTTTCGACCTCTCTTTTTTTCGCTCAAGCAACTCACCTCCGACAAGAAAAAATCGGCTCTGCTGAAATGAGCAGAACCGACCTGTTTTTGAATTTTCGTACATTTTTTCTGCTCTTGTCTAAAATCTAACAGAAAAAAAGTGCTACAACGTGCTATTTTTGCGCATTTATTACAAAGCCGTGAATGTGTTTTACTCGAGACTCCGAATAATGCAGCTTGCGAGCGACCTGCCACCACGGGCGAAGCTTGATATCACGGTCGTTTTTCATCGCTAAATAACGCTCTTCAAAAACTCTCACTGCAAGAGGTTCTTCAAGACTATGTATCCAGCTTTCGATTTCCTGCATTTCGTTTTCAATCTTTTTTCGCCGTTTCACGTCCTTGCATACTTCAAGTGATGATGCAAGGTAGCGGTAGCTTTTCAGTCGCTTGGTTGTCACTTTTTACCCTCCTTTTTGCACGCTCAAAACACCTCATTGATATGAGGCTGAAAAAATGTCCGGTTTGAATGTTTTTTTATATAAAAGCACCTGCAAATAATAAGCTCCGGTCTCGTCGTTCCAGAACGGCTTACACTGTGAGCAGAAGTATTCGGGATATCGTTTCTCGAATATGCGCAGGTCCTCTGAGTTCTGCGCATAGAATGAAACGTCTCTCTTGGTGAGCTTATAGTCGTAGTTCTTAGGCTCGGGCTTTACACAGTTGTGCGAAGAAACCCAGCGCTTAGTCCTGGGCTTGAGGTCAGGAACAAGCATAGGCTCGTCATACTCGTCAACGATCTTGCTTTGCTGCTGAGCGAAGTATCGAGCTATTCCCGTGACACCCTGTTCATCGAACATCAGGGGAATGACCTTGTCCACGTAGCCTTTGCCCCATATTTTAGCAAGCTGCTGGATAGACAGACCGCCCGACATGATGACGTGGAAGTGAATGCGGTTTCCTGTGCTTCCTTCTCCGAAGGCATATATGTACTTTAGCTCAGCGGTAATGCCTGCACGCTGTCTTGCTCTTTTGACCCTGCGAAAGAAGTTCACAATATCACGCTTGGCTTGCTCTATGCTTTCGGGATAGTTCGCAGGAGAATATGTCAGTTCGAGCTTAATGTCGTTGCTCGTGAAATTGGCAGCAATGAGTCTTGCAAGTGCTCTCTCGGCATTGACTTGGTTCAAGCGCTCCTGCACCTTGCGGGTAGGCTTATGCTTAGGCTTCCTATGACATGATCTTTGCCGTGAAAAGACAGGGAACATTTTCACTTCCCTATAATTTCCGTAATCATAGATTTGCTCTCTGTATCTCATTGCCATGCTTTTTCACTTCTTTCTTTTTTGTGGTCCAATTCTTAATACCCATTACAAGCCCTTATCCCTCGGCTTTCACCGAGGGAATTTTTGAGGATACTATTATAATATATAAAAGGGCTATCTGAACTTGGTATCGGCGAGCTCCTGAATATGTTTGATGTCGGCGTAGATCACATTGCTGTTCCTGCCGATCAGCAGCTTAGCGGAAACCCTTATATTGTCGGTCTTGCGGTCACGGCTGATCTCTACTGCTCCCAGAGTAGCTTTGTATGCCTTGTCTTTGTGCGGAGACTTCCATGTGACCGGCTTATTGAACCATATTCTTATGCTTGCAGTCAACTGCAAAAGCGAATAGATCTCTTCGGGTTCGAGTTCAAGGCTCTCATATTGGTAGAGCTTTTCAAATGCTTTGCGGCACCTGGCACTAAGGTCTGCCTTTGCTTCGTCCTGGGTCTCGTAGTGCTCTGCCATGACGAGCGCTGCGCCTTTATCAGTCATCTTCGTCAGTCTGTTCACTTTCCGCCCACCTTTCTTCTTCCCTGCTTGCCAAGCCTGCTGCTCGGGCTAAAGACCAGGTGAGCAGGATCCATACTGCAATGATTATCGTGATTATAATAGCTTTCATTTTTGATCCTCCCCTGAAACTATCAATACCGGCTTTTTCTCCCCGTTCATCTTAGCGCCGCAGTGAGGGCAGAACGAGAGCTTGCTGACAGGCTCGTTGCTTTCGTGCTTGCAGTGGCAGGCTGTGCAAGTGCCTGACCATGTGAGATAGTCGGGATCATAGCGAACATATTCCCACTGAGCATTTATATCGTCTTTCAGGTTTTTGCAAAGGTTTATAAAATCTTCTTTAGTTGCCTCTTTGATCTTCTCCTCTACTTCCTTTTCAGCAAACTCGTGAGTCCATACGGGTTTTTCCAATTTATCTTCAATGTATTTGTGAAAAATGCTAAAATCTTCACCGGTAAGCAAAACCGTGCCGGTGTATGCCATAATAATGGCTGCTTCTTGTTTTGTCATTCGCTTTCACCTCCGTTCATTCTGCTCTTTTGTTGGAAAACTCTCTTTGCTATGTGTATCATGCCTTCTATATAGCCCATACCTTCTATCTCGTCTTTGTATCTCTCGTATTCTTCGGGGAAATTATCAAATCCAAAATCGCATTCCTCTGCCCATTCAATCAGTAGCTTCAATGCTTCGTTTTCCGCTTTCAGCTCGTCTATCTTTGCACCCTGCTTATAGAACTCTTCCTGAAGATTGAGATTGTTCCGTTCTAATTGTTTTATGTGCGCCGCCACCGCAGTAGCACACTCATATCTTCCCTTGTTAATGATGATTTCCGCCATTGTTTACCTTCTCCTTTACTATATACAACCGCCGCAGCAGCCATATGGAACGTTTTCATTAACAACCTTGCCGATTTCCTCGGCGTATGGTCTATATTTCTCGGGTAATGCCTTGGCATTAATTATCCAAGGTGCGATTATAGGACTCATTCCCCAGTCGTCGCACTCTATATGCCCACCAGAAAACCAAAACCTCGGGGCATAATGATGTTTTCCATCGTATCCGAACTTAATTACCCTGCCCTCTATCTCAAGGATTAAAAGCCCTTGGCATAAAGCGTATGGCAATGAAGTGTACGATATAAATTTCACGCTCATAGAAAACCCTCCTTCTTATGACAGATAGTTCTTTGCGAATTTCTTGAGGTTGAAGTCGCTCATGCGCATCAGAGCAGATATGCATATCTCGTGCTGATAGACCTCTTTCTGATGCGTTACCGTCCGGATCTTGATTATTATCGGTTCAGTGTCAAGGTAATGGATCTTGAAGCTGATCTCTTCACAGCCGCTGTACTTACCGAGCTTTCGCAGTTTCTTTTCGATTTCGGGGATATCAACTTTTGTTTTCTTGAAAATCATTGCTTCCCACGTCTCTTTCTTCCTTTTCTGATGCCGAGAGCGACATATCCCTCTTGTATTCCCCAGCCGCTGAGAATATAGGTAATGTTATAGTCGATATTATTCAGCTCGTGCGGCTGCTCACGCCCGCTATCATCGACCACTTTGAAAATAATGTGGTCCCCTGTCTGATATCCTCGGTCGTTTTTGCGGATCTCAAAGGTCTTTAAACCTTTAAGAACTGCCGTTGCAAAATTTGAATTGAGCTTTAGTATGTGTACGGTTATCACTGCTTTTTCCTCCTTGTGCCGCATATATGGCATTTTTTCATATCTTCACTTCCATACGCATTTCCGCAGAACGGGCAGAAGTATTGATCTAATACCGTTGGAACTCGGTTGTCAACAACTGAAGTTGAAGAGCACACTACTTTTGCGAAATCAAGAACAGCTTTCCTTTGCTCATTCAAGGTCAGCCCGCTGTTCATTGATAATTTGAGAAAGTTTTCAACAGCGTTTTTCATTGTCGAATTTTCCATTACTCCTCCTCTTCTTGTTCTTGCTCAACGGTCTACCGATGTACAAAGTTCTTGCAGGCGCAACTTTTTAATCTGCATTCATAAAACAAGTCTGCTGTTACGTTAACGCTTTCACAAGAGCAGATCATACCATTTGTACAGAAATTGTCGCACTGCTCACAATTGTAAGTTCTGCAATGCGGGGTTTCTTTCTCCTCTTCTTGCTCTTGCTTAACCGTCCAGTCGAGCGCCTGCCCGCAGTTCTTACAGTGCTCTGGGTTTTCATAATCGACCTCATATTCCTGCCGACAGTTCGGGCAGTATGCGGTATCGTAGACCAGCTGACCTCTGTCATCGTATCCGTCAGCTTCGTAGTCGGGCTTCTGAGGTGTCATAAGCCGCTCCAGCTTATTGAGCTTGATGTATCGCTCTTGCTCTATATCTCGCTTGATGCCCGGAATTTCAAGCAGCCCCTGATAGTTACTTTTGATTGCTTCTGCGGTTTTATCATTTGTGAGCTTTTCGCTCAGGATCTCTTCAAGATTCAAACCAATCATCTCCCTTTCCTTGTACTTTAATGTACAAAAGAAAAAGTATAGCAAGGATTAACGGTATCCATGACGGTGAGAGAACCCATATCCAAGACCAGTGAATCACATCACAAAGTTTCAAAACTATAAAAACTATCGTTAAGACCGAGCAAAAGCCAAGTCCACCAGATCTGCTATTATCTTTCATTTTTATCCCTGCTTTCTATGCCGTTGCCCGTGAGGTCGAAATACTTTGTGATCCACGGGTTGAACGGCTTATGTTTTTTGATTTTCGGTTTTTTAAAATGTTTCTTTTGCTGCCTTCTTGGCTTGCTTTTTGATTTCATTTCTTCTCGCTTTGTTCTCCTTGATCTCTCTACGCTTCCTGTGCGCCTGTCTTTTATTCAGCCCTTTGACTGCCAGGGCACGGCTTATAGTTCTCTGTAAACTTGACATTGCTTTTCCTCCTTAAATTTCCTTACCAAAACAATTCTCTTGTCTTTTTAAATCCGCTTAGCTTGATATGATTTCTCATATTCTGAGCGATTATTCTTTCACGCTCGTAGCACTTTGCACAGGTTCTTTTTCCTTCAAGTGCAGGCGCACCGCAGAAATAGCATCTTCCTTGTTCCACCCTTTCATCATAGGTCATACCACCTTTTGCAAGGTGCTTTTCTCTCTTTTCTTTGTTGATTTTGTATCTGCACAATGCACACCTTTGTGTTTTGCCTGACGGTCTTTTCCCACATTCAATGCAAATTCCCTTTGCTTTTCGTTCTTCTCTGATTTTCTTATGATATTCTCTCTGCTGCTCATTGCGCATTTTTCTCTTTTCTTCCGTCCACTTTTCTCTTTGTTTGCGATTGTTTTCCGCTGCTCTATCAAGGCAGTTTATGCAAAACACTTTACCTCTCACAGGGTCACCGCCGCACTTGGGGCATCGACCTTGTTCCTTGTACCAATAGTAAAGCTCTTTACTCATCGTTCAGCCCTCCCGAAAGATAGAGTGCCATTGTCTCTATTACAATAGCATTTATGACGGTCGGCAGGTCGTTGAAGTCAACGACCTCTTTGTGATCGTCTTTCCTTTGTCCTGCGGTCTTCTGGATCATTGCTTGCCGTAGCCACTCGCAAAGCTCACGCAGGGCAGGCTTGTTCGCTTTTTGCACGCCCATTTTCAAATAGTTCCACATCAGCTCCAGCTGGCCCATGTCAAGTGCGCCCGGTGTTGGTCTCATAGGGCTTCACTCCTCTCCGAGTTTTTCCACTATCAATGTCAGCCATTCTTTCGCACCCGACTTGAACTTCTTCTTTGCTTCATCAGACTGTAAATCATTGATTTTATCAAGGAAGGCGTTCACGCTCTTCTGCGTATCGGCAAATATGATTTTCAGAGCGATGACGGCTTCTTCGGAGTTGCTTGACTTTACCTTTTTCTCCAGCTGGGCTTCACGCATTGCCGCCTGATCTCTTTCGGTCTTCAGAGCAAGCTCGTGCTCCTCTTTGAGCTTGGCGATCTGCTTTTCCTGCTCGGCTTTCAGCTCGTCTATCTCTTTCTGCTTTGCCTTTTCAAGCTTTTTGCGCTCGGTCTCTTTGATCTTGTCGATCTCCTCTTTTGAGGGCTTTTGGACAGCGACCTCGACAGGCTTGTTTTTCAGCTCGTCAAGTTCAAGCTTCAGTTCCTTGATGCGTTCAGCGTCTTTATTGCTCTGATCGTCATAGTTTTCCTGTGCGTCTTCAAGCCTGCTTTTCAGCTGCTCGATCTCGGCTTGTGCCTTTTTCAGTTCATCGGCGGCTGACTTGTTCGCTTCCTTTTCCGCCTGGAACATTGACAGCTGCTCGCCCAAAGCCTGCTTATCGGCAATAAGCTGCTTGACCTCTGCGACACTCATACCTGCAAGGTCGTTTTCCTCGACCACTTCTTCACGGTCAAAGGTACCTATCTTGGTGAGCAGCTCCAGCTTGGTGATCCCGAGATTTGCATTCGACTGCAAAAAGGCTTCGCCAAGATTTTCATAACATGATATGTAGGTGTAAGCCTGCCTTTCCTTGAAGCTGTAATCGTCGTTGTTCTCGACATAGTCGCCGAAGCTCTCATAGCCGAGCTCGGTGTAGAGCTTTTCGTCCCTCATTCTTTTCAGGGATTTAGCCATATCCATAAGGCTGACTGCTGCTGCCTTATAGCAGTCGCAAATGTGCTGATGTGTAACGATAGCATCACGCTGCTTGAGATTTATGCTGATTTCTTCCTGCATGGTTCTTCTTTCCTTTCTGCTTTATACTTTTTAGGGTTTTTTATAAACTTTGCAAACTCTTTTTCAAATTCTTTGACTTCTTCTGCCTTTTTTGATTTCCATTCGTTCATATATCCGTGGCACTGAACGATGTTCTTCTCCTTTTCGTTCACCTCAATAGTGTAGTAGGGCTTGTCAGGCTCGGAGATATGCCGCAGGAAGAGGATAGTTGTTTTTCCTTGGATATGCCTGCTCGCATAGCCGCCGACACAGTGCTGCAAAACCTTGCCCTCGGCGATGATCTCGCTTGCTCTCTCGGGGACTACGATCGTAAGGTCGCCGTATTCAAAGGCGTATTTCTTGCAGAGCTGCTTAAACCTTTCGGGGTATCCGTACTTCTGTGCTTCTGCATCAGCCTTTTTCTTCTCTTCTTCGGCCTGTACGATGTGCCAATTTGCGACAGCGTCATCGTGCGCCTGCTGGATATCCCGGGGATAAAGGATATTTTTCTGTGTGAGGTCGTACCCGCACATTTGTGCATGGTGGATATAATCAAGATATGTTCGTTCTCCTCGCCAGGTTTTGTTTTTCTGTTGTCTCCTTCGGTATTCCCATAGCTTTTTGATATCGATGTAGTTTTTAATAAGATAAAATAGTGAAGACTCTTTCAAAACGACCTCAAATTGACATATATCAAATGATAGCTTTTCGCCTTTCTTTTTATGCTGTGCGTAAACCTCCAGCGTATCAAGTGAATATGCTCTGGTTGCTGACTTCTCAAAGTCCCAAAGTTCATTGAGACTGATCTTCAGGAATTCTTTCGGTTTCTTTGCCTTCCAGTTCACAATGTCTCGATGTGACATATCATAGCAGAGCCTATTCTGTACGATTCTTTGAATCGTCTTGCTTTTTGATTTGCCGGCTATTTCAGCTGTCGGATAGAGTGAGCAAAGGTTGAGCCACTCGACAAGATGATTTTCCGTTGATACCGGCAAAGCTGCTGCATAGTATCTCAGATGCGTCTTTAAGAGCACTTCCCTGTTCAGCATGATCGTGTCGGTGGGATTGTATATCGTTGCTGTAAATGGTCTTGATACCTTTTTCTTGATTCTTGTGTACTTATAGCTGTACTTGCCGTTCAAATAGGCGTATTGCCGTCTGTATACATTACACTCACCGGGCTTGAAAACGTAGATTTTGTGAAGGTCACATTCAAGATCCGGCTGCCTGTAAAAATCAACACCGTAAATCCTCACCTTATTGAACCAGTTTCGATAATCGCCATTGTAACGCTTGCCTGCGTTAAGGCAGATCGCATAGACGATATCCTTTGTTCTATGTTTTTTGAAAACAACAAAGTTTATTGTCTCGGTCTTATCTTTCTGTGAGTAACCTGCCGCTGCCGCTGTTGCTGCTGTGTGACAATACGGGCAGATCTCCATAGTTTTGTGATAAAGCGTTGAGTCTGTTGTGTAGCTGCGATTGCAGGCAGTACAAAAGCATTCTGTCTCGTTTTTGCCCGTTCGGTGATAAAAAATGTACGGCTTGAAAAAACTGTTCATCTGCCGTATCTCTTTCTTCGTTATAGTTGGCATCGCAGACAGGTCCTTCTTTTCCTGCTCTGTGATATCCGAATACAGGATGTTCGGAATATCTATAAGAAGCGTCTGCGACCGGTCGGGTTTATCTGCGTCTTTCCACATTTTCGCTCAGTCCCCCCTTATCCGAACAGATCGTCAAAGGACAGGTCGAGGCTTGTACGCTCTGTCTTATGCTCTCGAACCGAGCCGCAAAGGTCGATAGTCATGTGGAATTCGATTGTTGCGCCGGGGAAAAAGAACTCGACCGCAGCCTGATACACTTCCAGATCAGAAACGCCCTGCTTGCCGCCTATCTTCTTGCAGACAGCTTCGTACATTTCTTTCATTGTGCCGCCCTGAACAACAGCCTGGGCGAACTCATCGTCCTGCCTGATGAAGCTTTCAAGAGCTGCTACAACGCCGTCCTTGATAATTCTGTAGTGTCTATCTTTTACATCGGGTTTCTCATTGGCTTTGTTTAATGCCTGCTGTGTATATTCATTCATTTTCATAATCCTCCTTGGCGTTCTCAAAAAGACAGTTCGCTGATCGCAGGTTCAGACCTGCTTGTTGACATTCTCTGCAAGGCATATTTACCTTGCAGCCTGTGACAGCGTTTGCGCCTGTCGATTTCAAATATTTCTGCACATTGCGACGCATCTTGGTGCTTACCGCCGTTGCGAATCGATTCGCTGCGAGTATCGGGTTTCGGCGCTGGTGCTCTTCGAGCTCCGGTGCGATCTCCACGCCGTCAATAGCGATGATGTACTCACCATTTTTGCGGTCGAGTGTTACACCCTCAAAGCTGTACATCGTCGGTTTCCTCGCTGTTTTCTATCAAAGCTTTAAACACTTTCATATACTTGTTGACTATTTCTTTTTCCTGACGCAATTCTAATATGAAACCTACCCTTATGAATCCGTAAGAGACTGCAACGACTCTACTGCCGTCTGAACATACATATTCATTGTATATCGCATCAACATCGAAAGGCTTTAAGAATGCGCCGTTTACTGCTATGGCTCTGTTTGTTGCGCTATTGAAAAAGAACGCAGCTGATTTACCGTTTTCCACCACCTGAAAGCCAATCGGCGTAATCAGACCGGTATGCGTCATTTCTGTTTCTCTTATAGGAAAACTGTTGTTAGTGATTGTGTCAGTGATTTTGAATGTGCAGGCATCAGCTTGCTTATCAGTGAATCCGAGAACATTTGCTATCTCTTCCTCTGACTCGCAGTACGGGAATTTTCCAATGTTGTAAAAGACTGCACCATTGCTGAGCCAGCTGCTGTCACTGGCGTTCTGATATAGACTTATACAGCTGCTCTTGCTTATAATAGCAATTGCTTTCTTCTTGTTCATTCTTGTACCTCCTCACGAGTGATAGCATTGTCGATTTTGCCAAAAATCTCACCTATGTCAAATGCTCGCTGTTCTTTTTCATCCATGCAATTATAGATCTCCAGCAAGTCTTCTCTTGCTTCTTCAAGAGCTTTCAATGCTTGACTTTTTTCGGCGGCTATGATATAATGTGAAGGAATAGAGGGAGCGCAAGACTGCTCTTTCTCTTTCGTTTCATTCCTGATAATATCATCAACCGACGAGCTTGCATCTGTTGCCGCAGATGCAGGCTCCTTTTCTTTGTGCTTTTCAACACTTTCAAACAATTCTCCTAAATTCATTCCCATTGCCATTACCTCCTCTTCTTCTCCAGCGTAAACTCTCGCTCTCCGCCGCTTATGACCTTGATGTTTGTTCGGCAGGCGTAAGCTCTGTCCTTCCAATAGTCCTTTTCTGCCCGGTACCGAGCTTCAAACTTGCGCTCGGCTTCTTCCTCGGCGATCTCACGCTCTTCCTCTTGAACGTAGCTGAAAAACAGCCACATCAAAATTGCTGTAATGCCGAAAAGAACGGCGTAAGCTACAACTACTTGCAATGCGTTCATTTTTCAATCCCTCCAGTTCGCCTTCGCTACTTCGCAGATGTCCACGCCCAGCATTGCCGACAGTGTGAGCGCCTTGTCGATCGACAGGCTGTAGATGTTTTTTATCATCTTCGACAATGCCGACTGCGAAACGCCAAGCTTCTTGCCGAGCTGTGACTGATTCAGCCCTTTTTCGCACATCGCTGCCTTGACCGAGCGTGAACATCTTTCTTCCCTTGTCATCTTTGCTGCTGGCATTTCTTACACCTCACTTTCATTAAAACTGCTCAATTCCAAGCAGTTTATCAGTGGTTATGCCGAAAATATCAGCCATTCTTTTAAGCATTGAAACGGGAAAATCTTTCTTGTTTTCCCAGTTGTAGAATGTCTTACGCTCAATGCCAAGCCTTTCTGCAAGTTCTTCAATGGTAATTCTGTTTCTTGCGCATTCTGCTCTTATGTTATCGAATACTGTGTCCATTCTTATCACCTCCGTTCATATTGTTACACGTTTTGTGTTAGCCTTGTGTATACATTATAACACGTTATGTGTAATTGTCAATAGCATATTTAAAAAAACCTACACAAAATGCGATTGTAAATTTTGTGTAATGTGTACACATAAAGTGTTACTGGTTTTGTTGACACATTACACAGTTTGTGTTATAATATACACAATACAAATATAAAGGATGTGATAAAATGACTTTTGCTGATAAATTAAAAGAGGCTCGCCAAAAGGCAAACCTCTCACAAGCTGAATTAGCTGAAAAATTAGGATTAAATTTGAGAACATACGGCTCATACGAACGTGGTGAGCGAGATGTAAGCACTGCATTGCTTCGTCAAATATGCCAAACTCTTCAAGTTTCTTCTGACGAATTACTCTCAAACTATGAAGCCAGCACCGCCGAGATGCTATCATCGAAATTTGATAACATAAAGCCCGTTACACTAAAGCGCTTTCCGATGCTGGGCGAGATCGCCTGCGGTGAACCTATATTCGCAGACGAGGACAAAGAGCATTGTGTAATGGCTGATATGGATATACAGGCAGACTTCTGCCTGACCGCAAAAGGCGACAGCATGATTAACGCAAGAATCAATGACGGCGACATTGTTTTTATAAAAGAAATGCCGATCGTTGAGAACGGCGAGATCGCAGCCGTCATAATCGGCGACGAAGCAACTTTGAAACGTGTTTATTACTATAAAGAACAAAACAAGCTGGTGCTTAACCCCGAGAATCCGAGGTATGAACCGCTTGTCTATGTGAATAATGAACTTGATACTATAAGGATACTTGGAAAAGCCGTATATTTTATGAGCGCATTGTAAGGAGGTGTTGATATGAAAGTTTTATTTCTTTCTGTCGGAGTTATATTCGCTATAATGTCAATAGGTGCATTGACCGATAATGAATTAAAGGGAATGGGTGTATTTTTTCTTGTGGTTGCAGTCGTTCTTATTGCGGCGGGCTTGAAAAAGAAAAAAAAGCCTGCTGCATCTTCACCAGCGCCTTCCCTGCCCCTGAACGGTGCCCGTATAGCGCCGATCTCTAACCCCTACCCCGTCACGCCTGCTCCTGTCACGCCTGCTCCTGTGAGATATGCGCCCAGCTATGCACCCACAATGAACGGTATGATACTATATAGGCATTATCGAAATGTCGGCATCTACACGCCCGAGAATATGCTGCCTAACCTGTCTGTTGTTTCACGTTTCGACAGGGTGCGCTTTGTTCCCGAGCCGCAGAACAGCTATGATCCGGGCGCTGTCCGTGTGATGTGCGGCCGTGTCGCTATCGGGTATCTTTACAAAAATGATTTTCAGGAAATGGTTCGCCGCTTCCTCGAGAGCTCGGATCGTGACGTTCTTGGGCATATCGCAGGCATAGAGGACGGAAAAGTCACCATTGACGAGGTGTTTTATAAAAAGAGTGAACCGCTCTTTGAGTGTGCGCTTACGGGCAACGGTTCAAACGCGGCTCAAGAGGCTATAGATATGTGTGAGGTAAACGATGCTTTGAATATCGAATATGACTATGAAAAAGACGCGTTCTGTGCTGAAGACTGCGGAAAGATTCCGAAAAAGTTTGCAGAAGAGCTTGACGAGAACGGCGTGTACATCGGCATAGTTCTTGACAAGTATTTCAGCGGCGAGGGCATAACTGATACAAAGCAAAATCTTAAAATCGCAGTATATGAAACGGCAGACTGATTTGCAGTCAACTGCAAGAAAGGGGCTGAGGATATGGCAACAGCTAAAAAACTACCGTCGGGAAACTGGCGTGTGAGGGTGTACGACGCAAGAAATAAAACGACAAAGAGTTTCACCGCCCCCACCAAGAAGCAGGCGGAGCTGCTCGGGGCGCAATGGCTGAACGACAGAAAAGAACCGCAGAATATGACCGTCCGTGAAGCTGTGCGGTCTTATATCGACAGCAAAAATAACATTCTGTCGCCGTCATCGATCCGTGGATATGAGATCATCTACCGAAACGCTCTTGACGGTATCGGCGATAAGCACCTAAGCGATGTCACCGAAAAGGACTTGCAGGAGTGGGTGAACACGAACGCTTCTACGTATGCGCCGAAGTCGGTCAAGTCGCAGTTCGGGCTTGTCACCGCTGCTCTTCGGCAGCACAAGATACTGCTGGACTATTCCGGCATACTACTTCCACGAATTTGCAAATGTGAACCTATCATTCCGACTCTCGAACAGATCGCTACTATCCTGAGCATGGTAGAGGGAACGAAAATCGAGCTGCCGGTGACAATAGCCGTCACACTCGGACTTCGGCAGTCTGAGATCGCAGCGCTCAAATGGTCAGACTACGACGGCGAGCACCTGAGCATTCACGCAGCAGTCGTTCCAAATCCCGACAATAAGCTCGTGCGCAAAGAAACGACCAAATCCGAGGCTTCGACTCGCATCATAGATGTAGACGAGCTCTGCAAACAGCGGCTTGACCGGGCTGAGCGAAAGTCTGAATACATCTCGGGGCTGACTCCACGCCGTGTATTAGTGATTTTTCAAAAGCTGTGTGAGAAAAACGGGCTGCCGAAGTTCACGATGCACGCCCAGCGACACGGGAACGCTTCGATGATGCTTGCAAACGGTATTCCCGACAAATACGCTATGGCTCGGCTCGGGCAGTCTTCTCCGAACATGATAAAGAACGTCTATCAGCATCTTTATTCTGATAAGCAGAAGGAATATAGCAAGACTATTTCCGATACATTTTCAAGGGTTGTTGCCACGAATATTGCCACGAGCAAATAAAAATAGCATATTTACGCCGCTTTATTTATATATTCGGAATGTTCAAATCTCTCTACTCACCCTTGCAATAAAACCGCCTATCTACGTTTAAATGCGCAGGTAGGCGGTTTTCTTTATTTGTGCTGTTTGTAAATTATAAGCAATTGTAATGATTTATGACTATTTTTCATAATTACTTGTCACGAAAATTGCCACAAAAAAGAGGGCTGCATCAGTCCTCTTTTTCTATCTCGGTGATAGCTATTCCGTCACCGTGCAGGTAGGTCTCGGGATCGTTCTCTATTCCGTCTTCATCGTAGACCTCTAACTTTGCCACAAAGCAGACCTGGCCGAAATAGAAATCATATCCGCCGTTCGATCTGAATTTCTCAAGTCTTGCGCTGTACTTTTTCAGCGCTTCAAGTGCTTCCTCTTCTGTCTTGAAGATCTCGAGCGGTGCGCCTATCTCGGTGTCCGCTTCTACAAAATCCCAAGCTGACTCGAAATAACGGCATTCGCACGATGCCTCGAAGATTCCATAGCGGAAATCGCTCTCGATTGTTTCTTCTGACTTGACGAATACTTCGTCGATGCTGCACCCGAGTGCCTGCGCTATTTTCAGGGCGTTTTCAAGCTTGATGCCTGCTATGTTGATTTTTCCGCTCTCGTACTCAGCTATGCGGCCCTGGCTTGTTCCGACCGCCTGCGCAAGCTCTGACTGCTTTATGCCCTTAGCCTTACGGATCTCTCTTATTTTAGAATTAAGAGTTTTTGTAATGATCTTTTTCATGTTTTTTCCTCCTTATCCTTTTATAGCTTTCATCAGTCCGTTAACTGTTGTTATTCTGGTTTTTTCTGCCCAATCTGTAGCATATATCAGAGGCTCATCATCGCCGCCAAAACCAATCTGCACGCCCTTGATTTTATATATGCCCTTAGCCTTCAGTTTTTCATTATCATGTGCGCCAAAAAACACGGATTTCAGGCTGTTCATCCAATTCTCAGTAACAACTGAAATACCAATTTCAGGGCGATCTTCGGCGTAGTTATACGAATTTTTATAAACTGAACCATAGCTATCAACTATTGGTTCTCCGATTCTATAGAATGTTCTTTCTTCTACTGTTCCAATTTTATCGCCATACTCCATAGCAGCAGATACTATATTCATTGCCTCAGCATCTTTATATCCGAGCTCCCACAGTGCTTCGACTACTTCAGATGTATTCATATTTTTCTCTTTGAACTCTTTTCCCAGATTGAAAAGCTTGATTATAGTCTTGATGCCGTATGCATTATATGTCATAGTTCTTACCTCCTAAATGTTTCGGGTTGTTTCGTTTTCCTTGATTATATAATATCACATTTGTGTGATATTGTCAAGGGGTTTTCAGCAAAATTATTGTTTTTGTGTTATATTTGTATACCTGCACATACCACAGATGATATATTTGTGCATAATATAAAAAAGCCCCTCCCGAGCCGAAGCCCGAGAGGGAAAAACACTTGATGTGCTTTGATTGCTATATTTTCTTGACATCAGCCATATTTACCCACTTGTCTGCGCCTTTAATCTTGCCCCAGGTGGTACCTGCATAAGATATCGTTTTTTCGACAGTCCACTGTGAACCAGCAGGATATGGACCATTCACAGCCGGGTGGTCTTTTCCATCGTAGGTGTAGCAGCCGTGAACTGCTGATACTCTGTACTCGGTCGGCTCGAAGCCGTTCTTGCCCTTTTCCTTTATCAGCTTCGGGTAGTCTACGTAGCAATAATCGTGGTCTACCCTGCCCGATATGCCGTCCACATACGCCGTGCTGCTGTTCTGCCATACTCCGTACTGACCCGAATAGTTCAGCTTGCTGCCGTATTCTGCGATAGCAAGGGCTTTCTTATCTCTGATATCCGAGCTGACATAAGCTGTAAGTGCGGAACGGTAGATGTAAAGTCCTACCCAATAGCCAGCTTTCTCCAGTACATCAAAAAACGCCTTGATGACCTCGTTCGTTTTCCCACTCTTGAACAAGGCATATTCCTCGACATCGTAATAGATAGGAAACTCAAACTTCTTGCCCTTGAGGAGAGCAAGGCAACACTGCGCTTCTCTGCGTGCTTCTGCTGCATTCATAGCGTAGGAATAGAAATACACGCCCACGGGAATGCCGTTCTTCTTGCACTGTTCGTAGTTGTACTCATAGTACCTGTCTATCTGTGAGGGATAGCTGAGCGTATCGCCGTATCCTGCTCGGATAAGGGCAAACTGCACGCCTGCTTTTTTTACTCTTGCCCAGTCTATCTTACCCTGCCATTGTGAAACGTCTATTCCGCTTGTCATATCTTAGCCCCCTGTCCCGAGATGAAGGCTGTGTATTCAGCTATCAGCTCCGTGTTTTCTTTCCAAATCTCGTATACCTCTGCTGTTGTGCAGCCGTGTTCCTGTGCTGTTCTGTCGGCGGTCTCGCCGTATGCCTTTGACTTGCAGATACTCTTAATCATCTGTTCGCTCATTATTCTGCCTCCTTTATCTTGCCTTTTATTGCCATTTCGGGCTGGTTGTAGGATAGCTGGTCATCATAATGAAATCCCTTAAATGCAGCGATGAATAAATCAGTGGAAGGAACATTTGTCTCTATATCCCCGAACTCTGACATTGACAACGTTTGTCCTTCGGTAAGGGGACTTTCGCCGAGGTTTATTGTTTTCCTTGTAATCAATGTCACTGTGGGGTCTGCTGAAGAAATAGGAGCAATTCCGACACCTATGTTCAGTACATAGCCATTTTCCGTCTTTTCACCTACGCCGAGCTGATAAGGCTCAAATTCGGGAGATGTGTCGGCAGCTCTGAGCATTAAATGCAAAACAACATTATCAAATGTTACCTGCGGCGCAACCCTTATTCTGTGCGAAAAAGTGTGGTTCTCAGGTAGTCTTACCGTTGAGTCTCCGCCAAAGGATTCAGCTACGCTTGAATTGTCAGTTTTTCTTGCATATGCGTTCGACGTTGCGTCCCATATACGATAACTTGCAAACTCTGAACCACCCGATATGATATAGTCACCATATGTTGCGGAATATGAGTATGAGATGACAAAGTACTCACCATCAGTTCTTGACGTTCCGTTAAGTGTGATAGTGCCTGCGGTTTTATCTATCGTATATGACAAATTTGCGCCGCCGTTCGTATATCTACCCGATGACAGAGTAAGTTCGACCAAATTCTTCCCCACATCGTCATTCCCGTATATCACCCAGTCACGCAGCTTGCTCTCGGACGTTCGGAAAAATATCGGAAGTCTGCCTGTGAGCGTTTTGATGCCACTTTCGGCTGCGCTCTTACCCCACAGCTCTGCGTAGCTGTCGCTTACCGGCAGCCCTTTACTCGCTTTCAATGCGTCATATAGTGTCATCGCCCTTGCCCCTTTCGATTATGTTCTTGATGCCAGAGAACAGACCGCAGGCGCTCAGACCGATGGCAAGACCTATCATTACGCCACGAAGCAGCCCGAGTTTCATTTCGTGACCATAAACCACGAGACCGCTGACAAGCCCGAGCAGAACGTCCACGAGCGGAATGTATTTCGCATTCAGCCCGAGATTCTTCACGAGCTGAGCCAAGCCAATGATAAGTGCCACCTGTCCTACAGGTGCAAGCAGATAGTTTATAAGTTCGTCCATTACTTCGCCCCCTCCAAGTCAGATATGCGGTGATTCGCTACCGCTATTTTTTCTTTTTGAATCTCCATTTCCTGCTCGAGCTTATAAGTCCGCTCGATCAGGCTGTTGTGCTTTTCGACCTTTTTTTCAAGCTGCTCGACTCGGTATTTCATCAGCTTGAAGCCTGAATAGCTTCCTATGCCCGTACCGACAAGCGATGCAAGCGCTACTATGACAGTATCACTCATTTAGTCACCTCCGCACTTGATGACGTAGGTGAACGAGATCAGGTCGCCGTAAGCCGCCGTTCTTGTCGGGACTATCTGCCTTGCGAGCATAAAACGATTGCCTGTGCTTGTGAAGTATTCGAGGTCTATCTCATTGATCTCCACGTCATCGTCGATGCTGAAAACGTAGGTGTAGAGCAGATCGCCGTTGTCGGCAACAACGACATTAGCTGCTGCTTGTGAACCGCCTGCGGATATGCAGTGATACTTGCTCTCGACTATCGGGCTTTCAAGGCAGTAGTCATCTGCTGTCGGTGCTGTCGTTCCCGATCCGAGCCGCATTATCACTCCGCTGTTGCTTGCAAGCACTTCCGGGCGGAGCGACTGCATTGAAAGCGTAGTATTCTCAATTGTTCCGTCAATTTTTGTGAAATCCCGTCTGCCGCTCCTGTTTGCAGCCTTGTCAGCAATGACAAGTGCGCCGTTTTTAACTATCATATATCTTCCTCCCTCACTTCGTCTGTGATCGAATTCGTCTGAATCTCACTGTACTGCGGCAGTGTCGGAATTATCGGCGCTTTGCGGTTTCCTCTGCCGATGATCTTCTTGATTCTGATATTGTACTGAGCATCCTGCCCTTGTTCAGCCACCGCCATAGTCTTGGCCGTGCCGCTTGATAATGTCGCCTTGTCGTTCATAACAATACGATATGGTGTCATTAGTTCGATTTTCTTTTCAGCCGTGAATGCATATCGTGCCTGCGTCTCTTCAAGACTATAGTAAATCCCATCATAGCCGATAGCCGTCATCTGAACATCAAAACTCAGAACGAGCAGGGTGTCCAGTGTCTGCGGCATCTGAATAATAACTACTCTCTCGGTATCTCCGTAGGGGTTCAGGTCGTAGCCGCCCACGTGGATCTCCAGTTCATCGAAGTCAAGAGGGCTCCTTGACAGAATTATTCCATTGTTCGAGTAGGACTGATCGTCGTTTTCCTTGTCGTATTCGTATATCGTCACGGGCTGGAGCTTGGAGATGTACGATGTGAGGATGGCTATCTGATTTTGAAGATTTCCTGCTGCATCTTCCGACAGCTGCCCTTTCATCTCATCGAACCAGGTGTCGAACTGTCCGTCAAGACTGGTGAAATAGTCTTCATACCCCACAGGCGAAGTCACCCAGCCGCAGACCGTTCTATCCCCTCGGGTGTCATAGATCGTCACATTTGAGGCGTTCGCCTTGACAAGAATGTCTGCAAGTTTCAGCTCGTAGATTGTGTCCGTTCTTACGGGTGAAAGAGCTGTCGGCGCAGCCGAAGCCGAGCCCTGACGGTAGACCGCTTTCACCTCACGAACTGCCGTGCTCTTATCCAGCCTGATGAATACTGCGTCCATTCTGCTGAGCGTTCCCGTCGGCGGCGTGATAGTCGCTATCGCCTTGGCTGTATCATTCAGGTAGTAGTGCCCCTCTATCCACGCCCGACCGACCGCCATTGATACGTCAAGTCCAGTCGCTGTGATCTTCAAGTCGTCTGCGCCCGAGCGCCGAACGCCGTTGCTGATGAATGCTTTGAGGTTGTCGCAATAATCATTGGCATTGTATTTCCTGTCATATTCGCCCCCGACCTCGAGAGCGTTGAAAAATCCGCTTTTCTCAGCCATTGTCTATCCCTCCAAATTCTATTTTTAATGTGTATCCGCCTTCGTCCTGAACCTCCGTAGCGTTCAGGACCCGAACGCTTGCATATAGCCCGAGCTTTTCATCTTGCAGGGTGACTATATCACCCAGCCAAAAATCCACGCCGAACTTGAAAGGCGAGCGTTCGAGATTGATTTCACTTGTGAATGTTTCTTCGATCTCGAGCTGTTTCAGCTCTGTTGCTGCCTGCCCTGTCAGCAGCTCGGTGTATTCCGCATCTGTGTAGGTCTTTTCTTCTTCCCCGTCCTTATATTTACGGGGAACGTTCACTGCGTTCACGAACACCTCACGGCGCTCAAAGCCTGTCGCTGTTCCCAGCGTAGCATAGAACCGGTCAAGCCCTTCGCCCTCGCCGCCGATAAGTGCGAAGTTCTTCAGCGGCGTGCTGTCAGTGAGGTATCCGGCAGACAGGAGATTGTCGAAATCCTCCGAGAATACCACAGGCGCATTGCCAGCCGTGTTCCCGATGCTCCTGTCCTTGCCCTCATAGCAGTCATAGACCAGACCGCCCGATATCTTGATATACGAGCCGCAGGAATATTCCTGCAAGATGCTGTCCGTAAATTCGAGCAGATTCTGATAGCTCGACTGTCTTGAACTGTTTTCGCCCTCGTCGGTCGCTGCGGTGATGGTCTTGGTAATGCCGCCGTCCGAACCCCGAACGATGCCGAGTGTTCTTGCTGTTCCTGCGCTTGCGCCTGCCTGCGCCTGAACTACGCCTTGAACGGCCTGCGCCACGTTTCCGCTCACTCTCACGGGTGTGATAGTATGACCGCTGAGCTGATAGCACAGCCGCCTGTCCAGCAGACTCTTGCACATTCTGCCCCTTGCAGCTATCATAGCGCCGTTGTCGTTGTCGTCCGTGAACTCTATGCTTTCGATGATGCCCGCTTTATTGTCCGCTGGCTTTGAAACGTAATTGCCTTTCTTCAGCAGCTCTCTGCTTGCAGGCGTGAGACTGGCGAATATCTCGAATTCACCGCAGCCGTAGTATTCAGTTTTCCAAATCACAGACTGCACGATATCCACCACGCCCGTAAGCGTGAACGTGCTGTCCCTCACTTCGATGTATTCTATCATATATACAGCCTCTTATATTCCATCGTGAAGTAGATGCTATTCACGCCCTCGTCTGCCGATATCGTGAACCTGTTGTCGCCTGTCTGCAATTGCAGAAAATGAGATCCCTCGGCTATCTTATTCAGGATATTTACGCCGTTCTTGGTGATGCTCTTTTCGCCCTTGACGGTATTTATAATGACTTCGTCATTCTCTTGCAGGGTGTCGTTGATGCCGATGAACCGCCCGTCCTCTGCGGTGAGCCTTGGATTCACTACCTCGCCCGTAGCTATCATAGTGATCTTCATTCCCGTCTCTACGTCCCCACGGTTCACGAGATGCTGCGAGAGATCATTGTCGAACGTTCCGAGCACGATACCTTCCTCGGGGAACGAAACGGGAAAATGATGCATATTTATGATTGGCGAGATCTCAGCCTGAACCGCCTCACTGTCTACCCAGTACGGCATTGCGCAGTACAGCGTGACAGCCATTGTGCAGCCCTGCGTGAACCTCGGTAGATCCACCGAAGTGACTATTCCCTCGAGCCTGATGTCCATATCATCACACACTATATGCAGCGTTCCCGGCAGTTTCGGCTTCACATATTTCATCACATATCTTTCAGCCGCCTGAATGCCTGCTGACTGTTTCAGGCGAAGATACAGGGTGACTTCACGGGGCTGAGCCTGCACGCTGTTCACCACGTCTCCGTCCATATAGGGAACTACCACGCTTGCGACATTGCTGTTCAGCGTAGTCAAGCCTGCTATATCAATGAGATTGAAAAAATCATTGCTGAAAAGCGGCATCGCTGCGCCGTCGGGCGCTATGAATTCAAATATTTCTATCATATCCTATCCCCTCGCCAGCTTTATGGCTTTGTTGATCTCCTGCTTTGATTTCCATAGCTCATAGCGGCTATGCGCCGAAGTATAGTTGTTCGTCTGATTCACTGTCACTCCGCCGCCTATCTGTGCGCCTATGCGCTCTGCGAGCTTGTCTATCCAGCCGGTGTTATTTTCGAGTGGCATTACTACCTCAGCGCCTGCTTCGCCTATGATCGCCTGCGTTGCGTGCCTTACCACGCCGCCCTTGGCAAAATGTCCACCACCGCCACGGAGCGAAGTCTTGAAGGCTTCCCAGTCCTCGTCTGTTATCTTTCCTTGTTGCTTTTCGATTTTTTTCCTTGCTTCGTCCGAAGTGAGCCAGTCCATATTTGACTCCCAAATCGAGTTGTGAGCTTTTGCAACGAAACTTTCAATCCCGTCCCATGCGTTTGAAAAAAAATCGCCTATTTTTCCTGCGACTTTCTCGCACCATAGATATGTTTCGCCGAGCGTCTCGCCGAGCGCTGAGGTGAAATCAAATAAGAACGTCGTAGCGCCTTTGACCGCATCGCCTATCATTCCGAAACCCTGCTTGATGGTCGGACCGTATTCCTCTGCCAGCTCGCCCACAAATGCGCCCATGTCGGTCTTTACGCCCTGGATAGCGACGTCTATTGCATCAAAGCCGTCCTGCGTATTTTCGTAGGTAGTTTTAACCGTGCCCTCTGAATTTTTAAGGGTGTCTACAAAATCGGTATAGTTCGTTCTTCCTGTCGTGATAGCATCCGCCAGCTCAGGTCCTGCCTTCTTGCCGAATGTGTCGAATGCTATCTTTGTTTTTTCGGTTTCGGTAGGAGCTGCCGCTATTGCAGCCATTGCCTTGTCGAATTCTTCCTTGGCGTTTTTGCCCTCGCTGCCCCAGTTCTTCACTGCCGTGGACAGTCCGGTGATAGCCGCATCAGTGTTCACGCCTGCGGCCTCAAACTGCGTAAGCATCGCTATGGTGTCTTCGACATTGAAACCGAGCGCCCTGAACGTAGAGCCGTTCTTGGTGAGCTTATCGGCGAGGGTGTCCACGCTCACTCCGCTCACCTGGGCAGCCTTAGCCATCTGATCGAGCAGCTTTGCGTAGTCTTTATCCTGCATTCCTGCCGCTTTCAGCGCCTTGGATACGCTCGCAACTGCACCCTTGGCATCTGTGCCCGTAATGTCTGCGAATTTCAGAAAATCCTTGGTCGCTTCTTCAAGCGTGTCGCCCGTGAACCCGAAACGGGTATTCACTTCGCCAAGAACATTTCCGATGTCCCCAAAATCGCCCTTGATGCTCTTTGCCACATTCTGATAGCTACGCTGCAAGTCCTCAGCCTGCTTTCCTGTTGCTCCTGTAGCTTTGATGACGTTGTCAGATCCCTCGTCTACTTCCTTATAAGCGTTTACAGCCTCTGTCGCCAGCTTTTTGAAACCGTCTACCGCTGCCGTGATGCCCTTTGAAACGAGGTTGCCGAGCGCTACTTGCATTGCTCCGAACTTGCCTGTTCCCTTGTCGGTCTCGTCTGCAAGGTTTTTTACATCGGTTTTAGCATTTTCGCTTTCTTTGCCGAAATTCTGCAAGGCGGTCTTGGTCTTCACAAGCTCACCCTCGGTCTTTCCGAGCGCCGTTTCTTCCTTGTTCAGCTCGGTCCTGAGCTTGATAGCTCTGTCGCTTGTCTCATCGAGCCCCTCGGCTACGAGCTGTTCATACTGCTTCTTGAGCGCTTCGACTTTCTGCTTCTGAATGTCGGCTATCTTATTCAGGCTTTCGATTTTTTTCTCGAGCCCGTCCTGCGACTTCGTCCAGTCGTCCATTCCTGCGGCGGCTTTCTTGAACTCGCTTTCGCTTTCTCGAATGAGCGCATTTGCCGTCTTCAAGCCTGCTTTCAGATTCGATACATCTATGCCGAAATTCGCACCAAGCCTTGTTTTCCCTGCCATTTTCTCACCGCCTTAAAAATCCCAGAAATCTATATCGGGAGCAGTTTCCTGCTCGTTGTTTTCTTCTTCCGCTGCTTCTTCAAGCATATAGTTGATATAAGATATGACCTCAGCGCAGTCCTCACGGAAGATCTCGAACGGTGTCGTCTTGAACCTGTCCGCTATGGATACTGCGCATCGGTAAAATTCGTGATAGAGGGAACTGACTTTATCATCAGTTCCCTTTCTCAGTTTTTTGGTACTTTTAACAGGTCGCTCATTCGAGTGACCTGAGCGAATACGGCGAGAACGTCCCCCGTGTCAGCCATTGCTATTTCTTCATCTGTGAGTCCGCAGAACACTGCCTTCACGATAGATATAGCCGCTTTGATATTTTCACCGCCGTCAAGCTCTCTCTCTTTGAGCTCAAGAGCCTGCATAAGAACGCCGAAGCGAACGTGCTCGGTTTCGTATGTATTTATGATCTCGTCATTTTCGCCGTAGATGTTAAGAGAAAATCTCGCCATTTTTTCGCCCTCCTTATTCTGCGGTTACTGTCACCGTGCAAGTCGCAGCGAGACCGCCGCACATTGCCGTGATCGTGCAAGTGCCCTCAGCTATTGCCATGATGACTCCCTGATCTACCGTTGCGACAGCTGCGTTCGAGGTATACCAAGAGATAGTACCTGTCGCTTCTGCCGGGGCAAGTGCTGCGGTGAGTGTCTTTGTTTCACCGACGACCATTGTTGCAGTTGACTGCGAAAGAGCGATACCTGTGATCTCTGTTACTCTCTCTGCTACGTCTGCGAGGTTATCCCAGGTAACGACCTGCGAAAACCAGTCCTGACCATCCTTGACTTTACTATCGGCGGAGCTTATGACTATTTTCTTCATTTTCTTGCCGTTGTTGAAAATGTGCTTAGTGGGAATTGCATTGAAATTAAGCGTCATAAGATTGGTATTTGTGGTATCGTCCTTGGTCGAATCTGCTTCCTCAGGCGGAGTAAATGTGCCCTTGCCGAACCAGAAGTATTCGCTTGAACCGTCTTTGCCTTCTGCTTCGCCGCCATAAGCCCAGTATGTCTCGTGATATTCGCCGTCGTCTATCACTGCACCTGTGACTGAATCGACCTCTTTCCCGAGAAGCTCAGCGATTCTCGGTGCTCTAAGGCTTGCGCCTGTCAGCCCGATCGCAGTCGCACCCTCTGATCCTACCGCCTCAAATACTGTGTCGTCAAGCCATGTATTCTGCATATCGCTTGATACTGTTCTCGTCATTTCGCCCGCAGGCATCAAATGAAAAGTAGGACCTGTGATATAGCCGTCAAGGTCGTCTTTGATTACCTTTGCGACAAAGACATTTTTCAAGCCTTTACGCAGAAAAAACTCTTTCTTTGTTGACATTTTTAATCCTCCTTAAAGTAACTGTATTCGCACACCCAGCCCGTGTGCGTGGGCTCTTCGCTCTGAATGTCTTCCCCTCTGCCGTCAGGGATGAAGCCTGCTGCTTTCAGCTTTCGGCGGCTCTTTGTCGCTACTTCCTCCACAGTGTGAGGGTCGTTTGCGTAGAATATGACCTGAAATCTGTAAACTGCATAGCTATCTTCATCATCGAAGCAGATATCATCACTCTCGAGCGTTGAAAATGTGAAAAATGCAGGGGGATAGGGTTCATTCTCGCCCAGCGTTCCCAGTAGGAACACGGGAAAGCCGAAACTGTTCAGAACATTCAGTAGTATCTGCTTCATTTCAAATCCTCCTGCACTTTTTGTAAAATATTTTCTTGTATCATTCCGATGCGCTTATTAGCTTTCCTTTTTGCCTTGTCTATGAAGTTCTTCTTGATAAGCTGTCCACGGCTGCTTCCCTTTTTCGTGATTCTTAGCTTTGTGCCGTAGTTCAGAAACATTGCCTTATAGCCGTTACTCGGGTTCTTCGGGTCGTAGCTTCCGAGCTTCCAGCCCACCCGAGCGATATAAGCGCCTGCTTCGTACCGTGTTTCGCTCCCGATGTCAGCTATCAGCTCCTCGGGAACGTGTGCGTTCTGCGCCGAGGCTTTAAGCTCCTGCTCCATCACCTTTGCGCTTTCCTTGACAGCCTTTGCGGCTTCTTTGTCAATATCCTTTCCAGCCTTTTCAAGCGCTTTCAAGGCTTCCTCAAAGCCGAATATCTTCATCTTCACGCCCACTAAGCATCACCCTGAAGCCGTCTTATCTTGAATTTCAAATACTGATGTCGCTGCTTGATATCCTCAGGCGCTCCGAGTATCTCGTAGATTTTCCCGTCCTCGGTCTTGATCCGGCAGCCGCTTGTGATATCGGGGCGATACCACGTTTCCACTACCGCCGTTTCTTCAACGACTATAACGCCGTTGACGTTCGTTTCAGTTCCGCCGTAGGTGGTGAAACTTGCATTCACGATGTCGGGGCTGTCAGTATAGCCTGAGGGGATCCGCACGCCATTATAAGATTTCTGTCCTTGCGGTATCTGCAAGACAAGCGGAACGGTGAACGGGTCTTTCGGTCGGTAGTTCATTTAAGCACCTCCTGAAAGCTGGATCACACGCATCTTGAAGTATTCGGAGAGCTTTGCTTCGCCTGCTCCGTAGTTCCACAGGTCCGCCACTCCCCTCGATATGCAGCCGACCGCCGCTGAGCTTGTCGGGTCCTTCACGCCTGCCGAGCGCATGAATTCTATGACTTCCTCTATGTAGGAAATCAGCGTGCTATCCTGATAGCTGGTCGTCACTCCGAGCGATGTCTTGACTGCGGCAAGTATTTCAGCGGTGGTCATTACTGCATTACCTCCTTAGAGTCCTACCTTGGTGATAGTTACTGCGCCGCTTGCAAGAACAGCCTTATAAAGCTCTACGCCGTCAGTTGCTACCTCGCCAGTTGTTGTGATCGCTGCGCCTGCCTGTGTGAAGCCTGCATAATCGTAGTCAGGCACAAAGTAAACCTGCCCAGCTGTCACACTTGAACCGAAATCAAGTGTCTTCACGGGTTCATCGCAAAGCACAGTCTTGCTGTTTGTAGCCTGTGTGAATTTTCCGCCTGCTCCGCTGAGCTTTTCCACTGTTACGTTTGCAATGGCGAAAACCTGAGAGATCAGTGAAAGATAGTCCACTTTCTCGATAGGGATGATTCTGTCGTTGTTGATCATTTTTTATTCCTCCTTAGCCTTCATCGGATGCCGTCCCCGTGGGAACGACCTCCGAAATTGCCACGATCATTTCTGCGGTTGTTGTGATATCTGCAACATCGGCAGCATCGCCGCCGAGTGCAGTGTAAAGTACTTTGAGCGCTTCAACGTTTGTCATATCTGCGCCCCCCTTATGCCTTCTTAATGATCCAGAATGCGTTCGGGTTCAGCACCTTTCCGTCAACTACCACGAGTGCCTTGTCTACCAACTCATTTGTTTCATCGTCGAAGTAGCGGCGCATTGTGAAGCCGAAGTTCTCGTTTATGCCGTACTCGTTGAAATCGCCGTAAACGCCTACTACGTCACCGCTTGAAGCAGTGTCAAAATCTGCGATGATGTCAGGCTCGACAAGAGAAACTTCACGTCCGAAAAATCTTCCGTTCGGGTTCTGAGCATCGCCGTCGTTGACTTCGAGCCCTGTTGCCTGCTTGTATACAGGATTCTTGTTATTGTCGGTCATAGTTTCGAGGCAAGAGTCAACTGTGGATATAGGAAATCCAAACGAACCATTGCGATAGCCAAGCGGCAGCTTCGCAAAGAAGTTCTTCCTCCAAGCTGTCCAGTCATTGAACTGCGCTGCTGTGAAGGTAACTACCTGTGTGACTGACGGGTCGTTCACGATGCCAAGCATAGAACCGTCGCCCGAGCCTTTGATAATGCCGTAGTCCATAGCCTGCATATATGCGACTGCGATGACCTCGATAATTTTCTGCTCGAATGCATCCATTGACAGAATAGAGCTGAGGAAGGTCTGCGCTACTCTGATCTCGGCGGTGTGATATTTAAATACTACCTTGCCGAGCTGTCCGATGTTCTGTCTCGGTGATACGGTCTTTTCGCCTATCCACTTGAATGTCGCCTGAAGTGAACCGACAGGGAATTCCACGCCGCCCTTGACCTGGAGCTTACGGACCTTGGAGTAGAGGTTGCCATATCTTTTGCGGACCGTGTTTATGACTTCTCTCATCACGGTGATAGGAATAGCTGCGCCTTCGTCCTCGGTGTTTATTGCCGTTCCTCTCCGCTC